ACCTAATTTCATCTGTTGGGCTTCGTGTACTTTCTCATGCTCAATTACATTAGCCTTGGGATAAGAATCTTTTGGGTAATACAATGTGCGACCAATTTGCGTGAAATTCTTATGCGCAAACGGGTAAGTAAATTTCCAAACCCAAGACTTAACGCGAAATTGCATCCACGCCCTTTTTAACTGCAACTATTTTTGAAAATCGTTTGTCCCATTCGATTCTCTTAACCGCCGTCATTGGAATCCACATATGAAGATCATCCTTCGTGCAAAATTCAAAAATCTTTTCTCCCAAATGATGCGAGGCAAGTTCAAAATCCTCTTTCCTCCCATCCAAATAATAAATCGTTAGCCCGTATGTATCTGGAAGTGCGTTATGGTCTTTTTTAATAAACGGCATCAAATTCATTATGCAATCCTCATTAAAAATCGAACACGAATAGAGCGCGGCTGTATGCTTTGCGTAGCGGAAAGAGCTGATCCTGTAGCCCCCGTCCCCCCCGTATTCGTAGATCCGCCCAAACTTGCACCTTTTGTAACAGCATTCGATGTACCAAAATAAGTACCAATCGACGTTTCTGCATCTGAATTCCAAGACGTTGCCGTAACATGATTAATTTGATGCCTGCTAGATCCACTATCAAACGCAATTTGCGCCCATCCCGAAGCGTCCAAAGTATGTGAATGGCTCGGTCCCGTATGGGTATGCGCTAAATTGGCTTGATGGCTTGCCAATCCAACAGCGGCGGTATCCCAAGCGGCGGTATCCATATCTCCGCCCCCCTCCGTACCGAATCCAACCAAGTACCTATTGGAAAGATCCGGCAACGTTTGACTTCCGATTCCCTCAATGGTTTTTGACGATCCATCGCAATAAGCAAAGCGATCCGTATCAAAAGCCAAAGCCCCGTTGAAATCGTAAAAAGGAATAATGGAGCCAATCGGAACCGCCGCAATTGCTTTAATGGCTTGGGTTAAAAGATCGTAAGGTGCAGCTTTATCAAGTGCAATCCCCGCTTCTTCAATCGGATGAATAACCGTCTCTTGAAGGGCATTCATCCAATCATAGGAAACAACGGTTGCTTCCTGTCCAATGCCCGGATCACCTTGATGGAAATAGCCAGCTATCGGACCTGCCGCCGCCGGGCTAGGAAGTACAGCTACCGCATCCTCGCTATCTATTCTAAACATTTCCTAACCCTCCCTATACGTACTGAAACAGTACCACACTATGCGCCGGTTTATTATCTTCAATGACGCACTCTAAAAGCTCATCTCCCCATTCACGCAAATGATCCCCCACGCGGTTCTGATTCACCCGAAAAGAGCGCGTGGTATCGGCGGGCAAAATTAATGAAAACGTATGCGGGGGAGTCTCGATAATTTCATTTTCAGTAATCGTATACCCTAGCGTGCTCGCAAGACTTATGTAATACGCTTTGGTTTGCGCCGTCCGGCTAATCAATTTCGAAACCACGGCGGCGCGACGTGCCGCCAGGGTTTCCGCCAAACCTACGCAATCCCCAGGAAGCCCTAAAACCCGCTCCCAATCTTCAAGCAGTTCTGTAGTGGTTCGCGGGTCGGATTCTGCAATCAACTCCATACCCCGGTTTTCCACTCGAAAAAGTTCTTCCGCCAGGGCTTCGGCTAGGTTGTATAACTTCGATCCGGGTGTATGCGTCCACGCCGGACCCGGCGGAAACAACTTCAAAATAAGTTGAATGCACCTTGCAATCATACAAATGTAACCGTACCTAAAACCGGCAGATATCCGCTAGCCGCTTCAAAATTCGCGGTTGGGCTAACTAACGTATGGTCGAATTCACCTTGCGCTAAAGAAATCGCTTCATTCATTCGGCTTAAATAAATCGTCCCGCCCGGTTCGCCATCCCGCAAAAACAAATCTTCTAGCTCTCCCGTAACAGCTTCCTTCACCGATTGGGTGTCCGGAGCTACTGTAATCGTGAAATCCACGAAATCAGCCGTAGGCGCGTAAACGTAATGATGCGCGGTCACGGGTCGGCGCGGATCAATGTATGCGCTCACATCGTCAACTTCGGCTTCCGAAGGGAAAATATCATCGTCATCATCCCGAACGAAAAAAACCGCAACGGTACCTTCCCCAAGGTACAGCGGCTTTACCCAAGCCCGCGTAACTCCCGATACCTCTTTTGCCCATTGTTCATAATCAGCCGCCGCCCCGCCCTGGATTGGCGCGGCCATACGGGCTAACAATCGTTCGCGTAAATCTTCAATATCTTCCTCATCTGCGCCGCCGGTAATTTCGCTCGTCACAAGCCCGGACGTGTCGACGTTATCAATGGGAGTCTGAAACGATAAAGCAACCCCCAGTTCCGTATTTCCATCGTCTCCGGTTTCTTGTGCCCGAACGGTCAAAACCGCTTCCCCACCTGTTATGGTTTCTTCCGTCAAAACCTCGAATTCAATTCCATCGGCCCGAACCATAATTGTACCGGCATCAATGGTTTCACCTTCCGTTCCCTCTACTGTAACCTCACCTTCCGCAAAAGCCGCCGGAGTCCGAGTCAAACCATAAAGCGTTGCCCACCGAACTAAATTCTGATCCTCCGCCGTATCCGGAAAAATCTGATCCGCCGCCCATGCCACAAACCCGTAAAGCCCGTGCGCTAGCCCCGCGTACACCCGCGCGAATACCCAAACAAATGTATTTCGAACCACCTTCCCAACCAATCCCAGGCGGGTTTCAAAATCTTGCTGCGTGCGTGTAATTAATTCCGTAAGTGTTGGTCTAGTAAATGGCATGATGCCCCCAATTCAACATTTTAAGATCCATCCCCGCCATACTGCCCATCCCAAAGGTACTGATATCGAAACGTCAACGGGTCCCGTTCCCCACGCTCAATTTTAATCGTAATCGCAACGATCCCTATTTGTAAGTATTCCGCCTCAGTGTCAACGGCTAGCGCAATTTGCTCATCAATCATCCATTGAAGCGCCGCGTTACACCATTCCCGAATTTTAACTAGGGTTTCTTCTGTCTGTTTCTCCCGAAGCAAGAGCCACAATTTAGAACCAAAAACCGCGCCTAAACGATCCTCATCTAAAACCGATGCGCCCCACCAACCGCGCTTATCCTCCGTGCGTGTATCCTCGCGCGAGTCAGAAAATAAAGAAATCAAAACGGAAGTTTCAAGCCCGGCATCTAAAACGAATTCATCATTTTTAATGCCAATATCAAATTCCTTCGTTTGCGAATCTTGGATAATTTTTACATCCATAAATTATGCCGTAGGAGTGGGTCCCGCCGTACTTCCGCCGCCGGTCTGTACGCCCCCGTGAGTATGTGAGTTGTAAGCCGTCCGAAGCGATCCAACCGAACCAGACCCATCTGAAACGGAAGCCGCCGCAACGGTTCCAGCCACAACCGCGCCCGTAATAGCAGCGGAAGCCCCAACAATCGCGCCAGCAACATTTAAATTCCCCGTCATCTCAACCAATGGCGCGTCAATGGTAACTTTCGTACTACATTTAATTTCAATGGTTCCATCCGATTTAACCTTAACGTAATCCCCGGCCTCATTATAAATCATGGCTTCCCCAGGGGCTAAATCTTTTGGGCGGCTTGCCCGATCCTCTGAAGCGATCACAACGTTATGGCTACGTGATCCCCCAAGACTCAACATAATCAACTCCGCGCCCGCCGGGGGATTGGATGAAAAGCCGAATTCCTGGAACCGATCCACATTAGAGCGCCGTTCATCCTTAAGAGCATCCAAAACCAGCTTTTGAACCGCTCCGGAATCGTCCAGTGAAACCAATATAGTTTTGGTAATCATGAGCGAAATGCGACGTGCAAGAATTTCAAGAATTTTATGCACTAGGCGTCATCCCCCGCCGAATTAAATTCAAGATACCGTTCAATTTGAGGATCTTTCAACGGCTCCGCTTTATAAGCATCGGGGCTTTCAAGTGCAATCGTGGTAATGGTTCCGCCCCCCTGATCTATGGAATAACGAACGGAAGAAATTAAAAACGTTCCGTTCAAACCAATTTTAGGAATCTTCACGTCAACCAGTGCATTGATTTCCCAGAGCGGAGCGGATTTATCAAGCCCCTGCCGCCAACCAACCACATCGACGGAAACCGTTGTCATCTTAGCCGCGCGTATCGTGGTTTCCCACTCCGCCCGCTTTTGACTATCGGAAGCCGTAGCTGAAATTTCCGCAACAAATCCAAAAGGTCGAAACCGGGGCACGCCCCTATCTTTCGCGCTTCCTTGAATTTGATTTGCCGAAGGTCCGCCAAACTCCGCTAATCCCTGCGCCTGCGCAAGCACCCGATAATCAGAATACCGTTGCTGCGTATCATACTGAACCTGATAACTCTTAATATTCTCGCCCACGATCAAACTAACCTTCGCCTTTTTACTCCCAGGCTTTGCCAACACTAACGTACCTTCGTGATCTGTATAAAAAAACAAACCTCTATACCGGGCGTAATCTTCCAAAATAGAGGAATAACGGGTACCGGGGCTAAGGTCGATTCTTTCAAAGGCTTTTCCAGGGGGTGCTTCCTCTGAATACCCGATCTTAAATTTGCCAGTTAAAATAAGCTTCCGAACCAATTGCGAAAGTGTCACATTGCTTAGCTCGTAGGATTTGGCAATCAAGGAACAATCGACCAAATCAGAAGTTACATCGCGTCCCGAAACTGTAATATCCGTTCCACTTGAACTTTCCGAAATGGATACATTGTCGACATACCCGCTTAAAACCTGATCCTTATCAATGTAAACTTTGCATTCCGCGAACGGCTGAATAAACCAAGACTGACTTAACCGCTCCCAGCTATCCAAAATTCCAAGGGAGAATTGCCCGCAAATCGCCCCTAAACTTCTCTCTATGCTGATCCGTTTCCATCCGAGAAGCCGCCGCCCGCCTACCTCTAAGGTAACCTCATACACGGCCCAAAATCCTTAAGGTAACACCGCCCGGTACATAGTTAGGATTAGAAACATTATTTCGGTCGATCAAATCTTGTTCCGAAAGAACATCCCCGAATTGCTCATAGGCAATAACCAAAGCGGGGCGAGTAAGCAAATTTGCATAATCATAAATGCGTGGTAGCGCCTGATCTTCGGGCGGAATATTCAACGATACAAAAGTGCGGAGGTTATTTAGCTCCGCAAAAGTAGCATCATCGTCAACACGCTCCATGAGCGAATCCATTTCATCATATAAAACTTGCCGGATTACTTCCGCATCCTCTTCGGAAACAAATTCAATTTCAGAAGCCGAAGAAACCGCACCCGACAAAGCCATGACGCGAACGAAGTTTGTAAAGGCTTTGTTATTCGTATCCTGTTGAATCCGCGATGCGGTCACCTGCGTAATAATCGGATCATCCGAACCATAATCAAAAATTTCCCCGTATGCCTCAAAACCTTCGCGGGTATTCGTAATCGAACTTCCTAACAAAGATAGAGCCGAAACCATCCGAGTAGCCAAAATAGCGGGGGTGTTAATTAGATTATCAATGTCCCCTCGAAGATCATGAATAGCAACCGCAAGATCTGCAATGCGATCCGAACTAGCCGTTATAATTCCAGCCACATCACTTAGGGTGTCAGCCAGTTCCGTTATCTTATCGATAGCGGAATCCGTAACAAAATCGGGTAAATTATCTATAGTGTATTTTTTTACGAATTCCGTTGAGGACGCGGTTTCAATGGCTTCTCTTATTTCTGAAAGCAAACCGCCCTTACTTTTAGAAACGGTAGGAAAAGAAAGACTCCCGGCCTCTACAAAATCAATGGAAAAACGAACAATATTCCCTTCCGATCCGGTTTCCCGAATACGAAAGCGAGTCACATTGACCTGTAATGAACCGTAATAGGGATGTACCAGCGTGCCCGGTCCCGGTTTTTCCAACTCTGTAATGAGCCGATCCCGCTGACGAAAGTAATCAAATCCGGATAAAAAAACCTCTAACGAAAACGTACGGGGCGTACGCGCAACATCCTCGCTATAGGGGCCACGATCCCGCCCAATAAATTCATGAGTAACGGTAGTCCGGCCCCCTTCGCGCTCCGCATTCCATAACTGAAACCGAATCCCGTTATAACTGGGAGTACGTAAATTTTGCCGCCAGCTCACGGATACGCCCCCGCCATTCCAAATTGATATCCGAGATTTAAATTCACCATCGGGGAATTTTTCTCTTTCGCCACGCGCGTACCGGCGGGCGTATTTTCAAAGGTAACGGTAACGTTTGCATCGCGCGTAATATTTTTTGGAGAATCCGGCGTATTGGTTCGCCGCACTACACGAGAAGAAACATCGCCGGGACCCGAAAATAAACCCCCTACAGAAGCTATTGCATTCGCAATCAATCGGACATTTCCCCATAACTCCTTTGCCCGCGTAATCATCGGCTCAATGGCTTCAAGAAAGGTCACTTTTAAAAGCTTCCAGTTATCCACGATTTGATAAACAGCGAATGCAATTCCTCCCAATCCAACTAAAAACCAACCTATCGGAGTTGATAAAATGGTAGTCGCCAATCCAAACAACGATTTTGCTAGGGTCGCAATCGAAATAACTAACGGCCCCACGATGTACGCCGTCAATCCAATCAAAGCCACCTTTACAAACCCGGTATGTGTAACCAAAAACATAAACAATTGCACAATTCGATCTCCCCAGGGTTTGAAATCGGCTAAGGCTTTCCCAACTTTTTCAATCGCGGCAGGCAATTGCTTCTCTAACCGCTTGGCAAAGGCTTCTACTTGCGGCCTATTTTTTACAAGCCAATTTGTAAACCGCTCCGTTAACTGCGTAAGAACTGG